CAACCTTGCGGGGGCCTGTTTTTTTCCTAAAATAAAAATAGCCAAACAAAAAAGACCAAATACCAACAGGAGCACCGCGAACCTGTCGGATATTCGGTCTTAATTGTCTGGCTATATTAAATTTTAAGTTATCGAACTTTTTTAAAGATACTTACATCTGAAATGCATATGATATATTATAGGACCTTGTAAAATCTCTTAAAAAAATTTAATGTTCCCGAATACCCGATCAATATTCAATTTTGGCTGGCTTTGGATATTTGAGCACCATCGCGGTTTTCACCTTCCTAAATTACTTTTTTAGTTTTATTTTAATTTATCTATTATATTATCTATAACTGCCCTGGTATTCTCGCTTTGAGGGACAGTTTTACCTTGCTGGTATCTATTATATGTGCCATAACTCACTCCGATAAAATGAGCCATTGAGGTAGGACTTATATCATGTTTTATGGCCAAACTTATCAGTTTCTTGATTCTTGGGTCTTTTATTAAATTTATATCTATTTCTTTTCTTTTTCCCATAATTTTCCCTATAGATATAATAACATATGAATGTATAATATGTCAAATTTTTGATAATTTTTTAATTATTATTGTTATTTCTTATTTTATTAGTAAATTTCATTTTGTTAATTAATTTTTGATGTACTATAATAAGTTCTTGATCCACCACATTATTTAAATAATTAAGTAAATTAGGATATGTTTTTTTCTTTGCCAGGAAAGGTTCGCTAAATTCAACTAAATATCCTTTTTCTGTAATATCTACCGCACCAATTATATAAACCTGGTCAGTTTTTTTTACGGTCATATCGCATTTTTTATATTGAAATTTTGCAATCATTTCAAAAGATATAATATCATTATTATTTATTTTATGCCCCACCCGACTACCCCCTTAAACACATATTTTTTTTTATCTTCTATGTATTACTACTACATAGAATTAAAAAATCCTTCTTTTTTTAAAATTATTTTTAATATTTTTAATAATCCCAATTATCTACTTTGCCTTCTTTAACCTTTTTCATAAATTCTTTTAGTGCTATCTGGCAAAAATCGGACAAACTGATCTTGATAGGCTTAAATTTTCTGGCCAGTTCCCGGGCTTCCTCTTTCACTTTAGCAGATCCCGCGCTAAAAGTAATTCTATCATCCTCTTCTTTTTCTTTGGTTCCGGTAATTTCTTTTTTAACCATTATAATACTCCTTTCGCAATATTTTTAACTTTAGTTAAAGTCCAGATATCGGACAGATTTCTTATTTCTTTGATTTCTTTCCACAAGTAGCCGTATTTAGCCATAGTATAGCATATAAGGGCTTCCATTTTATAATCGTAGGGTTCTATCCTGATCAACGGTATTAAAAGTTTATTTTCTTTTTCTTTGTAAGTGGGTTTTTCTACCATTGCCAGAATGTATTCAGGTTTTTTAAATGGTTTCTCGGTTTCATATCTCTCCGGATTTAGCTTTACCCTTATAATATGCTTACATTCCTGCCTTCTAAATTTCCAGGCCGGGCATGAGCAGCCCCAGGTATTCTCATCTGATAAGGATACCACATATTCTTTATTGCTGCTTTCGCTTTTGATATGCCATTTTTTAACCCAATTCATTTTATTTATACTCCCTTCCATTTAATTTAATATTATTATCGTAAATTGAGTAGGCTTAATAAGTACCGGGATCAACCCGGCACCTATAAACCGGCTCAATCAATTCTTGATGACCAGGAACATTCCAAACCGTGATCCTTGCAATAATCGCAAAAAGTCCGGACCACACCTTCTCTGACTGAGAGCTCCTGTCTGTTGCTTAAATTAGTTATTAGGCCATAACCGCCCCGGTAAGTATCTTTTGAGATACTGAAACCGTTATAAGATAGATCCCCGTATCTATCCGGTTTACCCAATAATTTAAGAGTTCTAACGATTTTACTATGACCGGTTAAATGTAAAGCAGTACAACCGCAAACATCCAATAGAGTGCCTACAACCTTATTATCGGATTCATTTTTAACCGCCCACCTAGGCCCAGCTTTTTGTAATTCCTTTAGTTTTGATTCTCCGGCCTCTATTCCCGATCTCCGGGCATTCATTAAAACCACGATAATGTGCTTTGCTTCTTGTTTTTTCATTCTAAAAATCTCCTTTCATTTTTTTTGTAATCTTTTTCTTTTCGTAGGTTGGAAATTTTTCGATAAGATCGAAGCCACCACTAGGCTTTAAGAAAAGATTTTTATTTTTTTTATATCTCGGTTCCCCGGGTTCACCCTTGATTTGTTTTCCGGTTATCTTTTTAACTTCTACAAAATTGCAAGAATTAAATTTTAACTTAGGATAGCATTCCTTGCAAACGTCTCTAAATTTTTCTTTAGATAATCCTATCTCTTCATGATATTCAAGATAACAGACTCTTATAGCAGAAGAAATCTTTTTTTTGCATTCCCAGCACTTCATTTAAAAAGCCCCCATTAATTTATTTTTTAAAGGCATTAAATTTAAGTAATCACAAACCAGGGGACTTTTAAAATCCCCTGGGATCTGACTGCTTAACCCCCCTTTTTTTAACTTTTAAATTGCCTGGTAAATACTGTTTCGCAAAGGCTTCCTTTATCAACCCCCGCCTTATTACACATTTTTTCAAATTCTTTTGTTTCTTTTTTGAATCTTAAATAATCTTCGTAAGTTAATTTCTTCCCGGGATTGGCCAGTGTATATTCTACAAATAGATCAAAAGATTCTTTATCGGGCTTATAACTATGTTTCTTAAATTCATCTAACCTATGATCATATCCGAAATATAAATCCCTTTCTATCCCCATGCCTTTTACCTTTACTTCTTCAAGCTGCCTTAAAGTAAAATATCCCAATTCCTTTTCTTGTCCATCTACTAATCCAAAAAATAATATATCCCCATCCGGATCTCTTTCCCCTTCTATTACATACCAGGTAAAACTACTAAGCGGGTGAAAGTATTTTACTATTATCTTTGGATTTTCTTCCTGCTCCTGTGAATATCGTTTAGGCAATCTCTTTTCAATTTCTTTAGTTAATAATTTCATTTTTTAGATACCTCCTTTTCTTTTCCGGTTCCCGTTCATCCTGTAGTCTATCCTTCTGCCGGTAGATATATAATTTCCGGGTAAATCTTTCTAAGTCTTTAATCCCGTTTTTATCTATCTTTTCCACTCTTTGATTAGTTAACATCTTTAAATAACCCCCTTTATTTATCTCTTACCTACCTATAATATACTCTTATTTCATAACTTTGTCAAGTCTTTTCTGAAATAAATATATAATAATTTGCATTATTTCACACAATTATACACCGAAAATTAGATTTTTTTGCTCTTTTTTTACCTGAAATCGTTGTAACCCTTATAAATAAAGGGTTTGCTTGATTTTTGAATACGTTCGTAGACTGCATATATGAAGAAATTTTGCAGGGTCGCGTATATTTGTATGTATAGGGCTAAAAGACCCCCCTTAAAACGTAAAATTGAAGGTCTGTTTTTGATGATCTTAAATTTGACCCCCGGAGCCCTAGAATCTCCGGGGTTAGGAAGTGATTAAATGAAAAAGCACGTGCGGGTAAGTAGCAAGCAGTTTTATTTTAGAATATTTGGATCAATATCCCAAACAATCTCTTCTAATTCTTTTGGGGTCCATCCCTTAATATCTTTTTTAAACTCTTCTATTGCATCTTTCACTTTCTTATCTAGATTCTTAGTGTAAATTTTTCCCTTCTTATATTTCTTCCACTTTTCGATTTCTTCAGAATAGACCTTGTCTAACCCTCTTCTAACGAACTCTTTTATTACTACCTTAATTATTTCGGGTTTGGCAATTTCTATACCAAGAAAAAGAATCAATTTCAGAATAGCACGTTTACCCGATTTATCTATTCGTGCTGTTAGTCTAAAGGGTAATCTTCAAGAGGATATTTTTTAAGTAGTTTATCTCTTACGCCAATTTCAACTATTCGATAAGCGGTATTATCGAATTTAGTAGTAGTTTTATCAACCTGAGCTTGTAAGAATTTCCCAAATGCACCATAGACTGTTTCTACTTGAGCCTCTGCAAATTCATCAAGTTTTTCTAATGCACTATTGGCTACATCCCATATTCCTGCCATTATTTTCTCACCTTCTTCCCTTCTTTATTTTTAATTTATCTGTCTAATTAAATAGTTCCCATGATACAGATACAGTCTCCGGACTATCGTATGGTACTAAATCAAGCATGCCTTCTTCTTTTGCTCCGACTTCAAGATAATTTCCTAAGACTGTAAATATCACATTGTCTTTTTCTACCATAGGATAAAGTACATCAAAGGTTATTATGTATTCTCGGATAAATAATTCTCCTATGTTCTCGATACTCCACGCAACGTGATAGATATCCACTACTTCTTCTTCTATTAGTAAAGGTTCCACAACTAGCACTGCGTCTACATTAGCTTCCATTGTAAGTACAGGAACTTCAGGCTCGACAGGTTCATCAGGAGCTATCCAATCAGGCAGACATCCAACAAACAGAAAAGTTGCTAATACTACACAGACCATTACTAAAAGTAGTTTCTTCACGGTTTTTTCACCTCCTTTCCTTATATGTATTTACGAATATGTAAAATAAGATTGCTAATATTAAAATTGAAATACACTTCATGTCCTATTTTCCTTCTGTTACGATCCGATAAAACTTCAATAAACTCTCATTCTCTATCTTCGCCGAATAAATAATTTTTCCACCCAGGTAGATCCAGAATTTACTCGGAGAAGGTGGTTTAACATCTACATGAATACCCCATTTAGCTATTCCTATCCTCAAGCCTCCTACTTCTTCAGCTATTAAACCTAACTCTATTGATGTTAGACTATCAACTGTTATATCTGCTGCCTCTCCATCGGGATCCGGTATGTGTTCAGATCCTGGGAAACCACCTATTCTTTTATTTTCTTCTTCGCATCTATTACCACTCAAAACAGTTACCGGTTTATGAAAATCAAGCCCCCGGTCAATAATAGTTATCATCATTTCAAGTTTAAATAGTAATAGACTACTTACCCGGACCTTTTTTCTCCTGCATTTTTTACAAGGACATCGAAATTCCCATTTCCAAAAGTTAGTAGAGAGATCACCTAAAGATTTCTTATTTTCGTCCATTTATTCTCCTATCAACACTCTCTATCAATTTGCATAGTTTATTTTGGTTCTCGCCGATATCTTTGAGTAATACTATGCTCTGATTATTTAAGTCAGCATTTTTTACGCTGTCATTGTGTAAACTCTTTAAATCATTATTGACTAAAGTCCTGTAAAATAGCCTTTCTTCTTCTTGTATTTTATCGTGCTTATCTTCTCTTTTGGTCTGTCGTTTTATCAAATACCATACCAGGCCAACTACCAAAATTAACATTACCGCTGTTATAATTGGCGTTCCATATTCAGCTATTGCCTTTCCTAATTCTATTGGATTCATTAAATCATCTCCTTACTCCAAATCATTCCATTTAGTAAATTCTTTGGTATTCAATTTGCCGATCGTTACAGTATTCCATTTATGAGGCCAGCCAACTTCAGTTGTGCCCGTTCCATAAAGACTTAAAGTATTATAAGCTGTAAAATTAAATGCCTGATTACTACAAGGTATTAAATCTACACCCGCTCCACCATACCAAAGTCCAACGGTGGGCTCATTAAGTCTATCTAACTCTCCTGCTGAAAAATAGATACCAATATAATCTCCTGCTTGGACATCAATTTCAACCTCAAAAGTTTGCTTACTTCCTGCTGTTACGCTTCCAATAGTATGTGTATCTCTTGTAGATAAATTATTACCACTTACTACATAAAAAGTGGCAACTTTACAATTCTCTAAGTTAACAGCAGCCCAAATTTCGACGTTATTTATCACTCCAGAATCATTTGCTGGATTAACTTTAGTAACCACTGTCATTGAGGTAATAGAGTGTTCTCTATCTATCGCTGGACTTCCTATGTCAATATCAATGGCCATAATAACCATTTGAAATATTAAAAGCGTAAGAGCAATTATTAATAATATTTTTTTCATAATTAAATCTCTCCTACGTCAATGGACGGATCAAAGAATAAAATATCGGCAGACTTTGCCACCCCTACCCTTTGAATTTGATCTCCTGTTTCGGTTGGGGCAGTAGAGGACATAGCACCTGGAGTAACGCTCGTATAGATCATCGCTCCTGCGAAATCAAAGGCAGAATCATCTCTTATATATCCTTTGATTAACATTAAACACGTCTGACCATCAGCTTTGGACTCTAAAGCAATTCGTAATCCGGGCATAGTGGCCGCTGTGTCCGCATCAGTTTTTTTCCACTCTTTATCTGTCCAGTTAAAATAAAGCAAATCTCCTAAAACTACAGATTCACCAACAGGTTGACTGTCTAATTCACCACTATAAAAATGGTCAGTGCCAAGTGCGTTAACAAAATTTATATCCTTATTGGTTAATACTTCATCACCAGTCAAAGTAGCATAAGTTCCCAAGTCTGATATATCAGCTTCCACTAAAGCTCTACTTTCAAAGTCAACACCATCAGCAATTAATACGAATTTATCAGTAGGAGTAGAAGTATTGACATCAGATAAATCAACTAATTCCTCACCAGTTATATCTTCGAGATATGTACCCAAATCACTAATATCAGCTTCTACTAATGCCCTTGACTCCCAACTATCACCATCAGCAACTAATACATATTTGTCGGTAGGAGTAGTAACACCGACATCACTCAAATCTGATAATTGAGAAGCACCACCGCCACCAGCTTCAAAAGTTGGAGCAGAAGTTGCTCCATTAGACATTAAGTAGGTATTATCAGCACCTAAAGCTAATTCTTTTATATCACCAGAACCATCAGAATAAAATATCTTCCAGTTATTTTGGTCAACGAAAGAGGTTAAGTCGGTATAACCACCGCCACTTTCATCTTCACATTCAAATTTACTTGTGGTAAAGTTATATTTTAATATCTTCCCATCAGCCAAATCGGTTAAATCTACATTGCTTAAACTACCTATGCTCTCCCCAGTAATATTAGAGAGTTTGTTATTGAAAATATCCCAGTCAGTATCGCTTAAAGCTCCGGTTGTATTTGTGCTGGATAGAGCTAAAGATAATTCCTGCAAATTTAGAGATAATCCGTTAGCAGTTCCTAAAGTCAATATAGTATGTAATTCGCTATCGTTGGCTAAACTCACTCCCCAGATAGTCTCTACTTCTGATTGACTATCAATAGCAGTTTTTAGATAATATAAATCTAAATCTCCGTCATTAACTAAAGAAACTCCCCATATCGTCTCAACTTTTGCCTGTGTGTTTATTTCAGTCTTGAGATAATAAAGAGCTAAATCAATACCTAATTCTGCTTTAGTCTGCCAGGTCATTTCACCGGCAATATAAGCAGCAATATCATTATTTATAGGATCATTACCGAATTTTAATCCAGCTTCGGGAATTTGTATCGTTCCTCCGGTAGTTCCATTTTTAGGATATAGATCATCCCTTTTAGAATGGACCAGCAAAGCGCCTAAATCATCAATTATCTGTCTCATTTCATTGGTATCTTCCAGGGCATCGGCTTTATCAGCGGTCCCTACATAGAAATTAGTACCGGATTCCTGGGTATATTTGTAATACGCAGTAAGGCCATTTATGCTAAATAGCAATAAGATAATCGATAATATTATCCCAAACCATAATTTATTTTTTAACATCTTTTACCACCTCATTTTTGACTGGGTTATAGTCTCTAATTTCCTTTAAAATCGCATCATTTAGACCCTTCATTGCAAATTGCGATAATCTGTTACCTAATTCCTCTCGTACAAATTGATCGAGTATCGGTTGTATTTTCTGAATCAATTCTTCCATTTGATTTATTCTCCTTTCAAAATAAAAAAAGAGCCAAAAACAGAACGTTTTATCATTCTTATTCTTGGCTCTCTAAAAATGGAGCTCTCGATTTATTTAATTTTTAGGAATTGATTAATTAATTATTAAAAATCGTCTTTGGCCTTTTCTATCTCTTCCTGTTTGTTAATTTCAGGAAGGTCTTCCTGACGAATCTTTATGCTTTGAATTGTTAATTGTCCAAATCCCTCTCCAGTCAAATTTTTATTAGAATCATACCATATCCGCATAAATGTTTTATCCCCTCTCCAGCTTAATAAATAACCGTCTTTTCCCTCACTTATATATGTTGGTTTACCGAATTTATCTTCAAATATTATCTTTAAGATATTATAATTAATTTCATCAGAAAAGTTGGCTTCCCACTTGTAAAATTGGTTGCTGCGAAGATTAAATGTATATTTTATTGAATAAATTTTGACGCTACCAATATATGGTTTATCATTTGATTTATAATATATATTCCCTTTATCTAAATATTTATCTATTAATTGATAGGAAAATCTCATATCCTCTGTTGGTGCGTCTCCCCATTTCAATCCCCTAAATCCATCGGGCTCATTTTTAAAAGTAATTTCATCCTTAGAAGCAAATCCTATTCCTGTAATTAGAAATATTAAAATTATGCTTAATAAAATGACCTTCCTCATTTTATCCCTCCTGAGATAAAATTTGCTTAATTATTTAAGTTTCCAATCTCCGGCTATTTTGATTAAATCTATAGAATAATCTTTCATCATTCCACTTACATCAGTATAAATACCTTCAAAGCAAATTGCATAATTTACAGTAATATCTATGTTTGCAACAGCTTTATTATCAATTATACATACCCAATTAATGTATGGAATCCATGTTGCCTTTGAAAGATCATAATAAGGGATATCTTGATAAATTATAACTAAATCAACATTATTGTAAAAATTACCATTTGGAATACAATAACTTTTAGCTAAAGAATATTGCCTATTAGACAATGCTGACCAATAATTATTTATTACTTCTTTTATTTCTTCTTTTTGACTTACATCAGGAACAATTACACAACCAACCAATGCCAAAACTAAAAATACAACAAAGACCGATAATAGAATCTTTTTTTCCATTTTATCCCTCCCAAAATAAAATTTACCTTTATAATTATTATAAACTTTTTTATTATATATTTCAATTCTTAGGATTTTTATTAATGATATCTTCAATCTTGTCATAATATTTTTGGAATTCCGGATAATCTATACTCAATTTATCTAGGATAATTTTGAGTGCCTTTCTTACTAATTTGGCTTCGCTTGGTGGATTATATAATTGATTTATTTTCTTTGCTAATGATACCCTTCTATTTGTATTAGCAAAATATTGATATCGCATATAATTGAAGGAAACTATTTTCCCACTTATAATTTCATAAATAGAAAAACTATTCCAAGTATCTTGTTCTCTTACCACAAAGACTTTACTTTCTATTTCTTCTGTGTCTTTGCCTTCTTTGTCTTTTTTGTAAATTATTTTTAACGTATCTTTTATAAATTTATTGTCATCAGGAAGTTCAAGTATAATGTCATAGCCATAAAATTCTTTATCACTTACAGATAATATTATTTCGTGTTCAATTAGATTATTTTCTTCCTCAAAATTTAACTTCTTTATATTAACGTACAGCTTCATAGATTATCACTCCCTAATTTTTTTAAGAATTCCATTTTACCAGTCATCTGTATCGGAACATTTTACCCAATGAGCATTAACATAAAAACAAATTCCTTCCTGTGAATCACTAGTTCCTGCATTTTTGACTGCAATATCTCCTTCATGCCCAGTTGGAGCATTTACCAAAGTAGGTAATTGTAAAGTTCCTGTATTATAAAATTTAAAAGATTTATTCAAAAGATCCACGTATAAATCATATTGATAAAATGTTATATTAGATCCAAACTGTTGACCTACTGCAACAGTAGTAGCACCTATACCAAGAATGAGAGTTTTGTAACTGGTTTTGGTTATATAAATACATTGACCGCCCCCGTCATACATTCTTACTCCGCTATCCTCAAAATAGATATCCTCATCAACCCCGCCACCTACTCTAAATCTTGTTCCATAAATTAAACTGCTATAGATTGTGCCAGAATGAACTGTTCCCAGAGTAGCTTCTATAGCTGCCAAACTTGTAACATTTATTTTGTCGGCAGTAACCGCGCCAGCTTTTATCTTAGCAGTTTCGATGGCATTGGCATTTATCTTGATAGCGGTTATGGCATTAGCCGCTATTTTATCGGCAGTAACCGCGCCAGCTTTTATCTTAGCGGTTTCAATGGCATTAGCCGCTATTTTCCAAGCAGTTACTGAGCCATTGGGGAGCATAAGCATATTATTATCTAAATCAAAATATACTTGCCCATCAGTAGACTCGATTTTTCCGGTCCGGATAAATTTCCCGTTTACGATCGTCTGTCCATAAGTAAGGGATACTCCCCGCACTCCGTCAACCACCGAATGTAATACTCCAATTAGAAAATAATAATAAGTCTCATCATCATCAAATTTTCTTTGTGTTTCATCAACTAAAATTTGTCCGGTATATCCGGGCTCTTTAGTGCATTTTGCGTAAATATAATAAACTGTCTCATTTACCAGGCTTTCCTGTAAATTCTCCGATAACGTCCAGGTCCTGATCTCTTCTGCGATTGATAAATGAATTAAACTTCCGGCACTTGCATGAAATTTGCTTACATCAGAAGTGTAATTTCCCTCTATCTCAACTTCCTTTAATATAAATTGAGTCGATTTTGCCCCTACTGACAGCATAGAAGTCGAGACTGATGCAGGTTTAATATTCCCCATGTCAAAATATCCGTCTGTATCATAAATCATTGATCTTAATTCTTCGGATGTTCTCCAGTTCCGCCTGGACCGGATAATATCCCCGCCTTCTCCGATTTCAATCTTCTCCTTTAAATCTTCCTGTTCGGAATATATCCGTTGGATCAACTGCACTTCCAGATGGTCAGTCAATTTCAGGGTATACTTGTATTTGTTTGCGACTGATTTAGTCAACTCTACAATCCGGGTCATTACATCTATCCCTAAGACCGTATCCTCTATTGTAATAAAATCCCCTGCCTTGAGTTCGATAAGATGAACCTTAAAATATCGCCAGTCAGGTTCGAGAAGGTAAGTTACTCGTGGCTCGCAATTGTCATCAATGTAAGTTTGGGCTTTGGCTTGCAGGGATGTTTCGGCAGTATCAATATAGGATTGTGGTAGATATATTTCAAGTAAAACGTATTTATCGCCAACAGCAGGCTTTAAGATGGCATTAGGCATTTCATAGCCTACCTCGTCTTTATAGGCTATAATAGTAAATTCTTTAGTGACATTATTATAATTAGAGACTTCAAACTCATACCCGCCTAAATTACCAGAATTAAAATGGAGTTTTGCGGTTACGCCGGAAAGTAGATAATCATTTAGGTTAAAATCCATTCCGCTATCAAAAAATTTTGTTATATCTCCGGCATCAACAGAGCTTATTGTTCCTTCCCGGTGGGGGTAAATATCATTAAATAATTCAGTGTGTTCAATCACGCCGTATTTGTCGGTATTTTTTTCAAGATAGGATTTACCATCGGAAACAAATTTCAATCTCCTAGAATGATCCCTGTAATCACTTGCCAGATTTTGAGTCGAGCCAAAAGCATATAGCCGTGTAATGATATTCTTTTCGCTTAATGTGTTTCGCTTAATATTTCTCAAGCCTTGTTTATATTTGAAGGTTAGCCCTGAATCACTGCCCGCCTTATCGGTAAAGCAGATATCTTTTGTATAAGTATAAATAGTAAATTCAGCAGGCTTATAACCGTGTTCGGCTTCGGCAGCGGGTTTATACCCTATCACTGCCTCACCAGCAGGATAATAAGGTAATTCTGCCCCTTCTTCAAAATCCAGTGCAAAATCGAAATAGAATTCTCCTTCAAATTCCTCACAAAGCTTCTGCAGGACCTGCATGCAGTTATTTTTTGAAAAACTTAATAATTTATAATCTGCATTTGTTTGATCGCAGGTCCCTTTTACCCAACCGGTATGTTCCCGGCCCATATTGGTTACAATAAGGTCGATAAATGTTTCCAGATTTCCTACCAAATAAAAATCAGAATTGCCGTCAGTATCTAAAAATTGAGTTTTGAGTAATTCGTAACTTTCAGATTCAAAAGTAATATTGTAATCATAAGAATTAACAGAGTTTTTCTTTATGTTAGGAAGACTATTGATATGATAGATAACACCATCATAAATAATAAAATCCCCGATATTAATATCTAAAAAAATATGGGAATTGAAAGATGACTTGATGATATCTTCCCCTAGAAGTTGGCTAATATGGCGGGTATTATCATCGGTTTTTATTGTTATCCAGACTGTTGATCCTCTATATATATTCAGATTCATTATAAAATTCTCCTTATGAGGCTATAGTCGGTGAAGGTTCACGTAACTTTAAAATAAATTTTCCTACTAAAGTAGTGCTATTCCAGCCAGTCAGCATATCTAGAGACCCACCGGCCTTAAAGTATACATTCAAATTAGAAGCTAAAAATGGTAATTTTAAAGTGTGCAGGCCGGAACTTTCTAATATTAATTTAAAGGCATTTAAATTAGTTAGAAAATCAGCTTTTGTATTTGCTTTCATATAGCAATATAAGATTATATCCCGGGGTTCAAAATTAATATCATCTGTGCTGGTAAATGCTTCCTCTCCATTGGAATCGAGCCAGCTATGGGATGTTTTACCTTTTCGCTTCAAGAAATCTAAAGCCCCTTTTGTTTTTTGAACATATACTCCATATGTAGAAGCCATATCCAAAGTATCGAGTAAATATCCAGATTGCATATTAGACCCCTCCTATTGACCTTAAATATTCGCTTTCTAAAGTATTTCCTTCACCTATTTTTTTATCAATGCTTTCTAAATATCTATTATATTCAGTATTGTCGGCAATTCTCGCATTAATTATTATTATACTTTCCATATTTGTAAGTATTTCTATGGTATTAATTCTAATCGCCTGAAATTGCCCCGCTAGAAGCCCGGCCGTCTCTTCTGTTATACCTGCAATTGCTCCCGTTAGGCCTGTTATATCCCCTCCCGCTATATCTGTTACTACATCTTCTAATTGTATACCCACTGATTCTAAAATCGCTTGCACGGTTTCCCATTGTGTTTCTGCGGTTTGAAGTAATCTTAGATATTGTTGTGCTAACATATTTATTTCTTCAGGGGTTAATCCGCCTTCAGATAAAGCGGCGAATTGCTGATACCAGCGCTGGAGATATTGCGTAATTATCGTTCTCTTAAAGGCATCTACTATTGCTTTTTTCATCATGTCGTTAAAAGTGTCGGCGAAAACTTGGGCCGAGTCTAATCCTTGAGAAAATCCTTCTGCAATAGCATCAGCGATCGTCTCAGCAGTCGTTCCGGTAAGAATTTGTTGATATTGTTGATTCAAATTAGCTATTTCTGCACTTATATTTTCTATAGATGATAACCATTCTTCTATTTTTTCCTGGTCAGTTTCGCTCCAAGTCCACCATAAAAATTGCCCATAGGCTTCTTTTTCGGCTTCGATCATTTCATTATATACATCAATCTGTTCATTAAGTAGATCAATGGTATCTTGTATCGCCTCGGTCTTTGCCGTTCCTATAGATTGGCTTAATATGTTTTGCTGTTTTTGTAATTCAAGGGTAATCGCTTGTAATTCTTCCCGGAGCTCGGGAACGTCAGATTTATGCTTAACGAATAAATTAATAATAGTATTTATGATACCTAATATTCCCGTTAATGTTCCTGCGATACCACCCCAGGTTGAAAAATCAATTTTTATATCCCCGATTTTACTGATTAAATCGGCCACATCATTTATCATTTCTTCAAGTTCAGTATCAAAATTCCCCACAACATCGGCCAAGGCATGCAGGGAATCTATAGTTTTATCAATCTCGTCCCTTGTATTTTCCCATATTTGTTTTTGTGATTCAGCGATTTTTTCATTAAGCAGGATTATAATATCGGCATATTCGGCATATTTTAATTTCATTTCTTCCAGGGTTTTAATCTTATTTTCTAATTCTTCATTATTTAAATCCTCTCCGTATTCAGCTAATTTTTCATCTACTTCTTTCTTTGCTTCGCTAAATTTGATTTCTGCTATTAGCTGTTCTTCTATAATTCTTAATCTATCTTGCTCGTATTTATCATCGGTAAATTTTAATAATCTGGCAGTTTCCTCGTGGATCGCAACGATTTTTTCTTCTGCTGTTTGGTAAGATTTAAAATAAGATTCTAATATTTCTTTCTTTTCTTTGATTGATTCTTCTTCTAATATTCTTATTATATTTAATTTGTTTCTTATAAATTCAACACGTTTTATGTCAATTACTTTTTCTGCTTCAAGTTCTTTTAATTTTCCTTCAAGTCTTCTTATATAAGCTTCTTTTTCTTCCCCTATTTGCTTTTCCCAACCTGCCTTAAATAAAACTAATTTTGCTTCTGCGATTTCTTGATCGTATTTGAGGTTAATAGCTTTTTCATTCTCTTTATGCTTCTCAACTGCCGATAAATATTCGATAGACGCTTTATCTAATTTATCAAAATTATCTTTTTCCGCTGCAAGGTCTTGTTCTCTATTAGTGGCAATAAATTCAAATAATTTCTCTTCGGCTTCTTTTCTTTTTGCTACTATTAACTTATTATATTCATATATATCGTCGGAAATTATTCTGCTTAATTCGGCATTGTCTTTATATTCTATTGCCATATCAGATAGGTATTTAGCATAATTTTTGCCCTCTTCGGCCAATTGTGTATTATTCTCTTTTACATAATCTTCTCCAAACTGAGCTACATCACTCAAATATCTTTTATATTGGTTTGCCATATACTTTAATTTATCTTCTATATCTTTAATTTGTTCATCGGTAAGGGCAAGAATAGTTACAGGTTTTTTTTCAGGAGGTTTTTCAGGCTCAGGAGGAATTATAATTGGTTTGCCTAATTTTTCTAAGGCCTCAGTTAAGGCATCTATTTCACTCGTTGTTTTTTCTACATTAAGGATTAATTGTTCTTGTTCTAATAATCTCTTCTCGGTTGCTATAGATAGTTCATTCTGCAATCTTATTTCTTCTTTTATTTCCCCAGTAGTTTGGAGTTCTATTATTTGCTGAATCGAAAGCACATGGCGGAAACGGTCTAATCGATCCTGCATCCTTTTTATTTCTTCATTAGCCTCATCTTTACCTCTCTTGTATATTGCTAAAGCTAAATCTGCTCGACGCTTCTCGATCTCTGCTTGTCTTAATTCCAATTCTATAATTCTTTTACTTAATTCGTAAGAATCTTTTTTAGCTAAGGTTAAAAGATCGATTTTACCGGTGGCACCTTCAACAGCTTCTTCAAAAGTGGGATAAAATGTAGCCAAAGCCCTCTCTGCTGCCTCTAACTGAGTTGTTTCTTCTCTGCTCAATTCCGTCTTGCTTCTTAGACCTTCTATCGTAGCAATTAAGTCATCAATTCTGCTTTGTTTTTTCCGTAATGTATAGGTCAATTCCGAATAAGCTCTCGCTAAATTTGAAAATTCATCGTTGACCCCGCTCATTGCTTGATTAATTCCACTGGCTATGTCATTCATTTGTTTAAGTATGCTGTCGCCAAGCGGTTTTAATTTTGCCATTACATTATTTTTCATGATCGCCATTTGATTTTCGGTAGTGTCCATCATGATCTTGAAGCCTTCCCCGGTAGCGCCTAATGAATTCTCTATCTCATTCAGAGTCTTATTCCATCCTTCGCCTTCGCCTGTCATAATTGAGAGTAATCCAATGAGTCCACGAATATTAGGGAATAACCTACCAAGAGCAGCTTCATTGCCTTTAGTCGCCTCTATAATGTCCTGTAAAACTTGTTTAAATCCTTTAGATTTTAAAGCATTTATATCAAATTCGATTCCTAATTCCCTTGCTGCGTCTGCTGCTTCACCCGTTCCTTTGGAAACTTGTAACATGGCAGTTAGAATTCCCCTTATACCGGTAGTGGCAATGTGGGGTTGTAGTTTCTTCACTGCTTCGGCATATATTGCGGCAAGTTCGTTGAAAGATAATCCCATTTGCGCGGCAAGCCCTGTTACCATAGATATAGTTGGGCCAAGCTCTTCCATTTTTACTTTACCTAATCTGACTATGGTAAATAATTTATCGGAGATTTCTGAGGCAGTCCCAGCAGCTTTCCCGTAGGCATTCATGACATAGGTCAGAGCATCGGCGGCGGTGAACGTATCGGTTACAGTGGCTACAGCAAGTTCAGCAGAGATTCGTAATATGTCCATGGCCTCTGCCCCATCATAACCCGCACTAACGATCTGGTATAGTGCTTTGGTTAATTTCTGGGCATTGTCAGGAACGGTTTTTGACATATCAATTATTTCTTTTGATATTCCCTTAAAATTATTTTGAACCGCCTTAGAAATAGTCTGGACTTCTTTCATAGCAGTTTCAAATTCTTTAGAAAAATTGTAGGCCTGTTTGGTTATTTTCGCAAAAATTAAAGTAGCCCCGATGGCCAGGCCGGCAAAAATATCCATACCGGTAATCGATCTTCCAAGGCCTGTTAATATTCCCTTTGCCTGGACCGCGCCTGTCTGCAATCCCGTATTATCGATTTTTGTATGCCAATAAAGTGAATTCCCAGTTTCTAGTGCCATTTTATTCCACCTTGATTAAATTTTTCTTTGTGTCTTTCGTTGCCGCCCAGATATCCCAGCGTATAGGCAGCCTATTATTATTCAATCCAATTCCCATATTCATATATTCTCCTGCTTTTTCATAGTTCTTTTTCTCGAATTCATAGATAGCCAGCCAGTTCAGAATTTCCGGTAAAACTATTTTTGTATTGTTAACTAATAATCGTTCATACAAACTTCCCTTCGTTTTACAAATATCAAGTGCAATATCAAAATATTTTTTTGCTTTTTCATTATCCCTGCTGGTCCAGTAATTTCCTAACATCAAGTATATTTGAGAGATCCTGCTCGAATAATGACAGGCCTCCCTCTCTATTCTTTCCGCATTTTTTATATCATCTTCGGCCAGATATGAACCCACCATCTTAACAAAAACTTCCAGGAATGAATTCCAGCCCTCATTATAATCTTCCTTTCTCATATTCTTGATCCATATCTCACCATAGCGAATCGTATTCTCAAAATCTTTGATAATATAATATGTCTTCACCAAGTGGGTCAAATTATGCAGGTTTTCCGGATGTTTTTCAAACTCTTTTTGGAGCATTGGCAGACTGCGCGCCATTTTATTATCTAACAGTTTTTCGCCCTTTTCCCCCTGAAAAATATATCCGTAATGATTAAAAATTATATGAGGGGCAAAAAGATAGGGGGCCTTGCAGATCGGTTTATTGTGGACGGCCTGTTCAAAATGGAAGCCCTTTTCATTTTTGAATATTCTCGGCTGCAGCATTTCCGAATATTGTCTTAAATCCTTAGTATAATAATTGTATAAATTTACAAATACCGTTGGTTCCTTATATTTTGGGTTCAGAATTATATCCTCTAACAGATATAGACATTCATGACGCAATTCTTCATCGGCATCCATATACATAATTTTATTCCCGGTGGCCTTCCCGATCCCATAATTGCGGGCTTTACTGAAATCCCAGGGGATAAATTCTTTTTCATATACTTTGTCGGTAAATTTTTTGGCAATATTTATCGTCCTGTCTGTTGATCCGGTGTCCACTATAACCAGTTCGGTAAGTGGTTTTATTGTTTTATCGTCTTTCATTTGAATAATAGGTAAGAAGGAATCCAGGCATCTTTGTAAATTTGCCTCTTCGTTCTTTACTATCATGCATATTGATAATTTTGGTTTTTCCATTATCTCTCCTTTAAACAGCTTATAGGATTAACGCCCCAGTTCCCTTTTATATCCGGTTTATAGGGCCCAGTTTCACAAATAACTCTTGCCCTTATTTCTTTTATCCCCTTTCCGTAATCAACATTAACAAAGACATCTCTGCAGGCATCCCCCACAAATTCGATTTTGATTATTTCCCATTTATTCAGATTTTTTAATCCGAACCAGCCTTCTAACCACCGGGCGTTGTTTTTACGGAAAGCTCCCCTCCAGGTCAATTGAGTATATTTCAACATTTTCACCCAGTTTTTCTTTCTCCAATTGATCAGGAATTTTTCTATTACCTTTTTTGCTTTCTTGTTCATAAATCTCTCCCTTTTATTGATTAATTTTAATAAATGACGTCTCCCTTTCAAATTTATCTAATTTCGTTCTTACTCCGCGTGACGGATCATAATATTTATTATTATTCCAGACACAAAAATGTTTATTCTTATATCCGGAGTAATGAATAGTGATTATACAGAGTTTCGGTTTATTATTATTTTTTATTCTGACAGTTTTATTACTACAGGTTATTCCCCTTTTTTGTAAGGCGTAATATATTGTTTTTGTGCCCGTTTTGCCCCTTGAACCAAATAATTTTATTGATTCATCAAGTGATATCCCGGCAATCATCGCCACGCAGGCCTGACCACACAGATTCGAATCATCGGGTTGCCTGATTAAATTAATTGTCATAATAACCCTTCCAATTCTTTTATATCTTTAATCTCCATATCGCTTATTTCTTTCTTTTTTTGTTTTTTGGAATCATAACTGGGAATACTACTCATCAGCATCGCTAAGTTAGTATATGAGTAATTCCATAAGATATCCCTCATGGACATCCGGGGAAAATAATGCATCAATCCGCCGATTATTCGCCAGGGGTTGTTTCCTTCTTGGTCTGCAGAAGATTCATCCCCTTTATCGAAACTAAAGACGCCAAAAAAGGGTTTACATCCATTTGCTGAACTATTACCGTCATTAGTTTCAACCCCTCCTTCGCGGTCAGATTTTCATTTAAGAATTTAATCAGACTTTTAGGGGGTTCTTTCTCTCTATTGACAATTCCGTAGGCAATCATCTTGATCAGTTTGTCTTTATTCTCGATTATATTCTTCGCCCCCAGATCTAAAAGATTGATTTCTTTATTTTCGTTTTTCATCGCCCCCACTAATTCATCAGTATTTAAATCTAATAGAATTTCACTAATTTTTAATAGGGTCCCCATTTTAATAGGGTAGATAACGAATTTTCTTTTAGGGGGGGTTAAATTAAATTTATTAAGTATACTTTTATTTTGGACGGTAATGGTAAAATCAACTCCCTTTTCGAGAATTGAATCTATGGCGTCCTGGCGGATCTGATTATTCTTGTTATCACTCGGGGCCCCGAGCTTGTCCTTGATTTCTTTTTTTTTATTCTTTTTGGCCATATCTCTCCCTCTTAATTTATTACCCGCTCCAATAGTGTTTCTATATAGGGCGGGTAATAAATAATCTTCTATGTCAATGGAAGGATCGTCATCTTAATTGGAGCAAAGGCGGTGGTGGCAGGCAACAGCACATCAGCTGTAAATGTGACCTGTCCTGATTCGGTCTTGGCAAACCTCAATTCCCCTCCGGCATAAAGAGAAGCCCTGGCTATTTCGAACTTTAATTGCGTAGCGTTTATCAGTTTAGAAGTAAGCTCGAAAGCCCTCTCACTTATTACTATTGCCGTATGAGGTGACTTCCAAATAGATACACCGCTTGCGGCTCCCCCGAAAGCGTCTATCATTATGCCAGTTCCCATATCCCTTGTGGCGAATTCTATAGTCTTTTTACCTCCGGTGATTATTTGTATATCAGGATACTCTGTTTCCTCGCAAAATAGATCGGCCACCGAAGGAGCATTAATCACAATATGCGCACTATCGGGGACTATGTGTTGCACAGTAACAAGGGTATCAAGAGACGGTCCTATTTTTATTGATTCTAATCCTATCAGTCTTATATTACTCATTTTATATTACCTCCAGTAATTTATTTTTCTATGAAACAGCTTATTCTTAAATTAACGTATGACATTGATTTTTGGTCGATATCATTTAATAATATTTGATTTACGATGTCAAAAACATAATATTTGGAAGTGCTATTATATGCTTCTATCACTGCTATTACCGCGTCAGCAATTGCTCTTAATTTTGTTATATTAGGGGTCCCGTTGTTAAAATTTTTACAATGGCAATTAATCATAAAGGTGGCATCATTTATGATTTCATCTCCGTTATAATTAGATAAAGGGATTATCACAATGTCCTGCAATTCGGAATTTAAGGGCTTTTTATTCCTATATACCCTACCATCGATTGTGGTCTGAACAGAAGCTATATTAATAACAGGAAACAGTATATCGTTTATGTCGAATGTCGTTTTCATAAGTTATATTCCTTTATCTTTGATTTTAAGAGTGCCTTCGCTACCGGCACGCTTCCGGTAATTACATCATACCCCTTACTTTCAACCGCTGCAGCATATTCCATGCCCGCAACTACGATTAAGACAAAGCCCTTTTTATTTTCCCTTAATACCTCATCTGTTATTTTTTTTGCCTGGGCTCTGCCTTCGGCCTTTCCCTCTATGTTTTCCTGAATAATATTTCCATCCCTGGCAATGATATATCCGATCGAGCTCCTCAGGTTTCCGGTCTGATCTTTATATGTTCTTATGTTTCTGGCATCATTGACGAAATTTTCGCCTACCATGGCCAGGGTCCAGATGATTCTTTGCTCTATGCTGACCGTAAATCTGTTTATCCGTCTGTCTACGTCCCCTTGTGAAAATCCAGGAATCAAAGGCATGTTAACACTTCATTTCTATATGTTTTTGATATTCAAACAATTGTAAAATTATATGTTCCTTGTTAAAAAAGGTTAATTTTGCAGCCTCAGGAACGTCTCCCGCACCGGCAAAAATCGGAGAAGAAACAAACCAACTATATCCGATCATGTCCCCGGATTCCCCTATAATATATTTAGTTGAATTCGGTTGAGCATTACAGACAATCCCTATCGTTACCAATGTCCCTTCCGTATATATTCCTATTGAATTAGTAGTTCCGGGAGTAAAATAACTCAAGGTTGCCGTATGGGGATATCTTTCTATCACCAGATTGCCTCCCCGCTAACTGTCGGTTTGTCCATATCGTATTTTTTTAAGATTGTTTTTGCCATTGCGTTCAATTGAGCCCCATTGTATTTTACTGAAAAAGCCCCTTCTCTCAGGTCGGGATGTGCAGCCAAAGTAAAATACAAATTGGCTGCACACAAATCTATATCTTTAGCATTTGCTGCGGCATAAGTTCCCCCTGTCGCAACCCCTCTGTCTAAAAGAAGTTTCTCTAATAGATTATCATTTTTATATTCGGTTTGTGACTGCAAAGCCTCTTTATTGGTCATTTAGATTATGCTCCCCAGGTAGTCGCATTCTCAGTATCAAGAGAAAGCACCCTATCTATTGTGGGCCAGGATGGGAATGCGTTTAGTTCGCCCTTGGTGTATTCGGCCACAGGATCAACATCAGACCATTTAGAGATTAGAATAGGTCCTTTTTTGGCCTGAACCACTTGTTTTGGAGGATTTGTCTCTTCTGCAATTGGTCCATAGAGCATATCTCCACACTTTAAATCTTCCAAGAAAGTTACATATCTGTCATCTCCGGCAGAATCAAGCCAAGGATCAACCGATGTAATTTTATGTTCTGCATCCTCATAGCTTATTCTGGTATCAATTACCATTATTAACGGATATCCTTCGGATTTTAAAGCCTCGTTTGCCACTTCAAGAGTAGGAGCTCTTTTAAGTCTCGTTCCACCATAAAGAGCAAATGGAACTACGAAATCTTTGACCTGGGCTGATATCCTGAATGCTAGCCACTTAGAACGATTCATTAGCATATATTTGAGTGCTACGCCGGCATCCCGGGCCTGTTCCATAACAAATTCTATATCGGTTATAGGTTTGGAAGTGGCAGCATTGTCGATTGTCCAATGAGTGGTGCCAGCTCCCACCACAACTTCTTTATTAGCTGCAAGAATTCCAAAATCAATGGCCTCTTCGGTTACTACTCCTGCAGCATTTGTGACTGTGGAAAGGGATATCTGCCCCTTAGATAATGCCTGGAATATTATCCATTCCAACCGGGCATTCACACCATCCACGCAGTCATCTATATCTCCAAATACAAGGTCCAGTAAAGCCTTCTGTTCCGGTCTTGCCTGGGCTTTTAGTATATTGTAGGTATTCAAATCCATTTCTGTCATTTTTTTCTTCATTCTAATTGAGGGGATTTCTCCCGATAATTTACTTACAGTCCTTCTAGTTTTTAAAGGTGCACTCACATCATATGCAACCACATCAGCAGCCACTCTATTCCCCTTTGAACCCACCAAGGTCTCGTAGGTGAGAAATGGCGTTACCTTCAGGGGAAAGAATGTAGGCCAGAATAGTTTTTCATATACTCGTGCAATGAGATAGGCCTGCAAACTCTTTTTGTCTATTTCTTTTAATAGTGAATATTCCATGTTATATTACCTCCGGTAATTTATTTGATTTTTATTTTTAATCTTTCTTAAGCAAATCGTATTCTGGCGGTCAAATCAGTCTTATGCTGACTTGTCACGAAATATGGTAATTCTGATTCATCCACGGTTCCCCTGACAACGGCCCCTGCAAAGATATTATCTAATAAGGTCTCCACGCCTCCCCTTCTTACTTCTATGGTATCCCGCAAAACAGCGCTTGCGCCATATAAAGCAGTTGCGGT